TATCATCAGTTCCGACGCCAGATGACTTCGCTGAAGCAGCAAACCTAGTGAAGCTTGCCGTTGCGGATTGAAGTGGAACATTAAAGTCACTAACGACGCGCTTAATTGCTTCAAACGCTTCAGGAGCACCGTCGCCTAGGACACCCGCAAGTGCTCTACGCATCCTGGTTGTTTCTGCAGCAGCAACAGCAGCATCATTGGCGTACTGGATTGTTGCCTGAGCAAACTCCTCAATCTGTTGAAGCAAACGGCCAGACAATGCTGCAGCCAAACCAGCAATGCCACCAGTCAGGGCCGCAGCACCTGCACCCATCATCCCGGCACCGCTGCCTGCTTTACCTAAAGCTCCCCCAAGTGCTGCGCGTTTACCTGTGTTGCCTCTGAACCCCCGCATGGGAGCTGCAGGGCCTATGGGTCTACTGAACTGCGTTGAGCCTAATAGCTTTTGCTGATTCGCTACATCCCTAAGTTCCTTCTCAAGACGCTGTGCTGACGAGACTCCTCTATCTAAAGCACCGTTGAGACGAATATGCGTGGAAGTCAGTCGGGCGATCTGAAGATCAACCTTTGAGGTGTCTAAACCTGCAGCGGTTAGATTCTTCTGTAAAGCAGTTTGTTTACGAATCTGCTCAGAGATTCGATTGAGAGTATTAAGCCGTTCCTTATTACGTCGATTTTGTGCTGAAAGATTATCGCGTGCAGCGGCTGGATCAGCCGACACTTGAGCACGGCGTATCTGTGACGGACTGACACCGGTAAGTCTTTTAAGGGCAGTCTCATATTTTTTAACTCCCTGTTCAGCCTTAGTAAATTCTGAAGTAGTCTCTGCAATTTTCTTGGATAAGCGAGCTAAGTAAGCCTCACTGTTTTCGCTGAACTTACCGCTTGCAGTCGCTTTCGCAGCAAACCCTAATTGAGTAAACTCTCTTTTAGTCTGAGATAATTGCCGCCCTAAAGAATCAAAGCTGCTTTTCTGACTCTTAAGACTTTTACTTAAACTACTCGCTAAGTTATTTGCAAGCTTAGTCGCTTCAGCTAGCTCACGCTTATACTGACGGCTATCAACTGTAAGTTTATATTCAAAGAAAGCCTGAGCCACAGTTAATCCCTGCCGTATTTTTAGTTTATCGCTAACCTATAAGTTTCTTAAGCGAAGCAATAACGTGAATAGGCAACTTGCGATTCTTGATTAAAGTCTTAAAGACTTCATTTGTTTCGTCCATTGATCTTGCATGTTCAGGATCAAGTGGGAACGGTAATAATTTGTCGATCTCTGGTGGCTTAGCGTTGCTTTTACTGCCACCAAAACTCTGCGCTATTCCAATAATAATTGCAGTTAAGCGAGCAGTGCTAATCGAATAAATATTAGCCATCCGCTTATCGCGATCACCCGCCAACCTGATGACCTCATAAATCGCTTTTGTAGGTAGACGTAGAAACTCTTCCTTACTTAGCTCGCTGCCAGCAGGAGTCGCTTTGAATTCTGTATAGATGTTTAATAGGTCGAGCGGAGAGGTTGCTAGATAGGCCCTGAAAGCCTCTATACGGGCTTGAGCAACCTCAAGGGTCAGTTTCCCTCAGAAGCCTCCTCATCGTCCTCAGAGGGCCACCCGTTGCGCTCCCACTCCACAAACTCATAAACGCTGTCCAATAGGACGGAAGGCATACAACGTGTGTCGTCAATGGTCCAGTCAGTGAGTATCACCCACTTCGACTTTTCCTTGATCTCTCCCCTGTAGCGAATAAACAGCGTAACGGTCTCAATTTTTTGCTCAGACAGTGTCTGGCCTTTGGTTTGAATGTCCGCTAGCTCCTCTACATAATCGAAGAGAATTTCCTGATTGCCATCCACGTCGGACAAGGCGTCCAGGGCTTCCTGAACACCGATGCCCCGTTGCTTTGATACGTCGCGGGCAATTTTCAACAGCGCATAAGTGTTGCGAGCTTGACGACGGCCAACCTCTTCAATGCCTTCTGCTTCTCCCGCAACTAGATCCTTGTAGATCGGAAACCTGAAGGGAGCGATGTCGTAATACTCTTTCTTACCGAAAAAAGCCTGTGAATACTTACTCATGTTATGAAAAATGATGTATCCGCAGCAACCATCTCAACGTCTTGGTCGGCCGCGTTGTTTGGAATTTCTATGGTTAAGCTAACACCTTCTGAAGACAAAAGTTTCATAGGCGAGGCAGAAAAAGGGGCGATATAAACCGCCCCTACTTCTAGAGTTTCACCTTTAATTTTACAGTTTATAAAATAAGACTTTTCGTCTGAAGAAACAAACAGATCAAGCGTAGACATCAAGCTTGGTAGTTGTGCTATCAAACTCACCTACAAAAATCTGACCACGACTCTGGAAGGTGAATGAATACTCAATAACACCGTCAGAGGCTGCAGATTCAGATGTGTTGGTCACACAAGAATTGAAAGCGCGGACATTGTATTTGTGATTACTAGATTCAAGACCTAAATAGGTCAGAACCTCAACGTATAGTTCACGATCGGGATCATTCTCTGACTTCATGATCATGACTAGGGCGTCATCAATCGCTTGGCTAGCAACGCCAGACGAAAGCTGCTGAATGAAGAACGCCGTGCAAGCCAACTCACCGGCCATAGTGACGCCAACACTGTCACGGAAACCGTCGTCACCCATCAGGAAGAATTCCTGGGACGTAGGTGCAGGGGTGTACTCAGCGGTTGTCAGACCCTTGATGAATTTTGTATTTGTGTAGTTGGAACCTGGAACGGTGTACGCTCCATTTGGATCACCTGCGCCGTGAGTTGCAGGAGTAGCGCGGGCACCATTTGTTTCTGAAATGCGAACAAGTCGATCGCGCCCTTTAAGGAATGCAGATCCTGGAAGTTGAGCCATGATTAGCCTATTTCAGTGTGGGTTAAATAGTCGGGGATGGTTACCTTCAGTGTCTCAAAAGTAATGTCTGTTTGAGGAGTGTGAGTGACTTCCTCAATATCAGGAAACGCCTGAAGTAAAAGCAGCCGTAGGGGTGCCAGGCTTTGTGTTGTGTCGTAACTTGTCAGAGTTACTGTCCACAGTTCCTGTATAAAAACAGCCTGGGACATAGTCGGAGTGTTCCGATTAACTGGGACTTCATCGATAACACATTCAGTGCCGATAATTGTCCAGTCTTTTGGAACCTGCTGTGTACCCCGAACCCAAAGGGCAGGGGAAGTGGAGCCGTCTGGAAGGTTGTAAGTACCTAATAGCGATCCAATAATAGAGTCAATAAGACTGCGTATTTGAGATACACTAGCCATCTATCTCTCTCCTAAGTATATCTGCAAAGTATTCTTCGATGTTTGCTTGTTTAGGGGCGTCCCTAGTCCAGGGCCTATCAGGATATTTAGTACCGTCAAGGAACTGACCGCCATTATGGACTATCGCGGAATAATCAACTTCCCACGTCCATTTGACACTGTATGGATCTATTATTTCCTGTTTTTTACTGTTTTTTAAATCGCTGGTATCAACAATGTCACGGGGCGATCCAACAGGCGGACGTGCTTTACGGACAGTAACGCCACGCTCCCATGGCCATTTACTTTTGTCTATCTCCTTATCAAACTCATTGCTCAGACGATCTGCAGTCTTCTCTAGTGCTTTTTTGACGGCACTATCAAAAACGCGGGGGAGCAAATCAGGGGGAACATTGATCCTTGACATTTTTATGATGCAGCGCCAGTTTGTTCAAATACCGCAGTAAAATCCTGGAATTGTGAAGCTCGGGCAAAAACAAGAGTGTTAGAACCCAAATCCAATAAACGTAACTTTCCTGGTACGCCATTAATTGTCGCGTTAGCAACCATTCCAACCTTGATCTTATCGCTGAATACTGATGGCTCTAGTAGTTTTCCAAAACAACGAGTTTCAATTTCGTTGATACCTTCTTTGTTTTCAGTGAATTTATTTTTTAATTGAACACTACAGGAATAAGTTTCGTTTGTTGTGTTCTGAACCCTGTTTCCTGTATTAGGGTCAACGGAGAATGAAGAATAAATAGGGAAAGAAAGGTTTGCGTTGTCATAAGGAGAGTAAGCACCCATTAGAAACTAAACCCAGTCATATCGACTAGGCCCTCCCTTAGAAAAAGATATGCAGCGCCATAGGTTGTATCCGCGAGTGTGTAGCCCGCAGCTCCAACATATTTACTGATCCTGGCAGGGCCGGTTACACCGACCTGCTGACCGATTGACTGTGTTCTGGAGGCCAGTAGATGACCCGTCAAATACAAGACGGCATCATCGTACTGATCACCCCAAATAGCAGCGTTATTTTGACGCTCGGCTTCCTGAATGGTGGCAGTCACGACTGGCGCATCCAGATTGCTGAATTCTGGAAAACGCTCTAAAAATGTCGTGCTGGTCCAGGCCATTAGCCGTCTCCTTCTGTTAGCTGCTTGATTCGTCGTGCAATCACGTTCTTTACTCGAACGCGATTTTCAGCCATGTCCCATTCCTTGAGTAGCTCAAGGTCAAAGGATTTATTGATCAGATCAAGAGACACCTTGACTGCCTTATTGGCTAGACCGCCTTTGGCGACAGGTGCCTCGGAAATGACCTCTACATCCTCCTCAACTCTGATAGCCCCAATCTCAATAAGTTCGGGGACCAGAGGCATCACTTTGATTTTTTCCCAGAGGTCAGCATCAATATCTCTATTGACTCCGGCCTTTAGTTGAACGTATTTAGTTGACCCCACCTCCCCAGTGATGAGCGAGAAGCCTAAAGAGACATCTTTATCGCGGGGAGGATTTTCGAGTTGAGGACTGTAGATAACAAGCATGATCTGAAAATTTATTAACCCTTATCAGGCTTTCTCAAGAACAATAGCGGACTTGGGATAGTAGAGAGAAACTCCACCAACTTTCGCCATTGCAGCGACTGTAAATTCCAAACCGGCGCGAATCGGCGGAAGAAATTCCAGAGTCTTGGGCAGGTGCAGTTGCAGCTTGTCAGGGGAACGATCGTATGCAATCATCCGGTCCTTAGACAGGCTGGAGTTCGCAGCAGCCAACTCGTTAATAGGCTCAACCGAAGTGATGTAAGGGTTCGTCCGAAGGAAGAACTCAAGAATCGTGGTATCGCTGCTACTAGAGCGAGGTGTGGTTGAGATTTTGCGGTAAGCATCCAAGGGAAGAAGAAGCGTATTGGGACGCTCTTTTTGGTTGCTGTTCTGGACAATCCGAGTAGCGGGCTCATTGAGCAGGTCAATGGCTTCATCGGTTGTAGTAGCCGAGTCAGTGAACCACTTGTCGGGCACCACCTTGTCTACTTCGCTCGAATTAAAGAACCCGTTAAGGCCGACACTTGCATCGCCGAAGAATGCAATATCCTGAATCTTCTCTTCAGCTGCACGACGCACTGCATTAGCGCGGCGTTGCTCAAGATTCATTCCAGGAATAGTCGCAGCGGCTCTTGCCTCAGCAACTGTATATGCAAAACTACCACCGATTGTGGCCACCTTCGCGGTGACTTCCTTACGGAGTACGTCACTACGGGGCAGGTCAGATGCCTTGTCCTGAATGATCTTCATGCTGCCTT